AACAAGGAAATGCTCTTTTCCCTGAATTGAAATGGGGAGCAACACCAGATACTATCAACGGACTTCCAGTAGATGTTAATAAAACGGTCTCAGATATGTCAACAGAAAATGATCGCGCAATCGTCGGAGATTTTGCAAATGGATTCAAATGGGGATATGCGAAAGAAGTGCCACTTGAAGTTATTCAATTTGGTGATCCTGACAATTCAGGGCTTGACTTAAAAGGTTATAACCAAGTTTATATCCGTGCCGAATTATACCTTGGTTGGGGAATTCTTGATGCTACTAAATTTGCCCGTGTAACAGAAGCTGCTGAATAAGGAGGACGTGAATGAGATATTTTAACACATTAACAAAAGCAACAATTGATACAGATTTCAAAATCTCTGGCGGAGATTGGGTGCTTGAAAATGAATCGAAAGAAGATGTTGTAGATATCCAAGCTAATGATGCAGACTCCAAAAAAGCTGAACAAGAGCAAGTTGTGGAAGAATCAAATGTAGATGGGAACTATGACAGGATTACTAAAGCTCAAATCATGCAAGAACTTGACGCTTTCGGTATTGAATATGATAAACGTGCAAACAAACAAGTGCTTTATGATTTGATGATGGAGCAAGGAAAGGAGTAATATGAATCCTTTTGCTACAGTTGATGATTTAACGATGCTATGGCGCCCATTAAAGGGAGATGAAAAAGAACGAGCTGAAAAGTTGCTTGAAATTGTCTCAGATTCCTTACGTGAAGAAGCTGATAAAGTGGGGAGGGATTTAGATGCAATGATTGCTGAAAAACCTCCTTATTTTGCAAATGTTGTAAAGTCAGTTACGGTAGATATTGTTGCTAGGACACTTATGACATCAACTGATCAAGAACCAATGACTCAGACAACAGAGAGTGCGCTTGGTTACTCTGTTTCTGGTTCATATCTTGTTCCTGGAGGTGGTTTATTCATAAAAAATTCTGAATTAAGCCGTTTAGGACTAAAAAAACAAAGATTTGGGGTGATTGATTTTTATGGGAATGATTAAGGGAATTGTTGTAACTTTGATTGACAATGTAGAAACAGGAAAAGACCCTTTTGGAAACCCAATTTATGAAGATAAGGAAATCGTGGTCAATAACGTCTTGGTTTCCCCAACCTCATCGGATGATATTGTTAATCAGCTTACTTTGACAGGAAAAAAAGCAATCTATACTCTAGCAATTCCAAAAGGTGATACTCATGATTGGGAAGATAAGAAAGTTAGATTCTTTGGTAAAACGTGGCGGACTTTTGGAGAACCACTTGAAGGAATCGAGGAACTTATTCCATTAGATTGGAACAAGAAAGTGACGGTGGAACATTATGGCTAAAAATCTATTCAAATTAAATCGTAGTGGAGTTGCTAGTATGATGAAATCACCAGAAATGCAAGCAATTCTTAAAGAAAAAGCAACTGCTGTTAAACAGCGTTGTGGACCAGGTTATGGTCAAGATTTTCATGTTGGTAAAAATCGTGCTAATGCGATGGTATTTGCCGAAACTTATCAAGCAAAGCGTGACAACATGAAAAATAATACAATTTTAAAGGCGGTGCGTTAAATGATTGAGATTATTATTAAAAATTTTCTTGATACTCATTTATCAGTATCGTCTTTTTTGGAGAAAAAAGGAGAGATGCCATTAAGCTATGTTTTGTTTGAAAAAACAGGTAGCAGTAAAAACAATCATCTCTTATCTTCAACATTTGCTTTTCAGAGCTATGCTCCTTCTATGTATGAAGCCGCAAAGCTAAATGAAGAATTGAAAAAAGTTGTAGAGCAGCTAATCGAACTCAATGAAATTAGTGATGTATCACTGAATAGTGATTACAACTTTACTGACACAGAAACTAAAGAGTATCGCTATCAAGCGGTATTTGATATTAATCATTATTAGGAGGACTAAAATGGCACAAGTAGAAAATGTAACTACTGCAAAGCCCAAAATTGATGGTGCTATTTACTCAGCACCAAAAGGCACAACTTTACCAACCGATGCAAAAACAGCACTTGACCCAGCTTTCAAAACGCTTGGTTATATTTCCGAAGATGGATTAACTAACTCTAATTCACCAAAATCTGATGGTATTAAAGCATGGGGTGGCGATACAGTCGCTACTGTTCAAACGGAAAAAGAAAATACATATAGTTATACTCTAATAGAATCTTTAAATATTAATGTACTTAAAGAGGCTTATGGAGATGATAATGTAACTGGAACACTAGAAACAGGTATTACTGTTAAAGCAAATTCAAAAGAATTGCTTGAACACCCAGTTGTCATTGATATGACATTACGTAATGGAGTTTATCAACGTATCGTGATTGAATTTGGTAAAGTTTCTGAAATTGGAGATATTTCTTATACAGATTCTGATGCAGTTGGGTATGAAATTACACTTACTGCTCTACCAAATACTAACGGAGATACTGCATTAATTTATATTATTGAGCCAAATGCAGCAACAGGAGGAGGAGAATAATGTTAAAAGGTACAACTAAACTAGGATTTCGTTATGAAATCTCAGATAATAGATTAAATAATTTTGAGTTGCTTGAAATGGCTAATGAGGTTGATGAAAATCCAGCTTTAATGGGAAAACTTCTTAATTTATTACTCGGAGAACGTCAAGCAAAAAATTTAAAGAATTATTTACGAGATGATGAAGGATTTGTACCAGCAGATAAAATCACTGAAACAGTGTTTGAAATTTTTGCAAATAAAAAAGTAAAAAACTAATTCTCCTCGCCAGGATGATAAAGTTTGATGAAGATGCACTAATTTGTGACCTTGCAGAAACTTATCATATATACGACTACAAACGGCTATCACCTCAGCAGATAGCTGTTTTTTCTTTAGGTTTAAGAGATGACTCACGTATCAAAATGAAATTAAATGGTCAAAACTTACCGATTGATACTCTACTATTAGCAGGAATTCAAGATCGTTTAAGTATTTCATTATGGTTTAAAACGACTGATGGCCAAAAAGGTAAAAATAAGCCAAAAATGATAACAGATATTTTGACGAAATCAGAGGAAAAATCAAAAAGAAAAATTCAATTCAATTCTGGCGAGGAATTTGAAAAATATCGTCAGCAACTATTTCAGAGAGAAGGAGGAAGTTAATGGCAACAGAATTAGGACAAGCTTATGTGCAAATTATGCCATCTGCCAAAGGAATATCAGGTTCAATGTCTGGGATATTAGACCCAGAAGCTGAGTCGGCAGGAAATAGCGCAGGTCTAAAAATTGGTTCTGCCTTAAAGGTCGCCGCAATAGCTGGTGTGGTAGCAACAGGAGCAGCACTTGGTAAATTAATTTCTTCATCACTTTCTGAAGGAGCTGATTTACAACAATCATTAGGTGGGGTCGAAACTCTATTTAAAGATAATGCAGATAAAGTAAAAAAATATGCAACAGAAGGTTATAAAACGGCTGGTATGTCTGCGAATGCATATATGGAAACTGTAACAGGTTTTTCTGCATCAATGATTAAATCATTGAACGGAGATACAGCTAAGGCTGCAGATTTATCAAATCAAGCAATTGTTGATATGTCTGATAATGCCAATAAAATGGGTACAAATGTTGGTGATATTCAAAATGCTTATCAAGGTTTTGCGAAACAAAACTACACAATGCTTGATAACTTAAAACTTGGATATGGTGGTACGAAAGAAGAAATGCAACGACTCTTGACTGATGCTCAAAAGCTGACTGGTCAAAAGTATGATATTTCAAACTTCTCAGATATCACACAAGCGATTCATGCAATCCAAACAGAAATGGACATTACAGGCACAACTTCTAAAGAAGCAGCGTCAACTTTTAGTGGGTCATTTGATTCAATGAAAGCTGCAATGTCTAATGTTCTGGGGAACTTATCACTAGGCCGTGATTTGCAAGGGCCATTGAATGCGTTAGTGTCAACGACATCAACATTCTTATTCAAGAACTTTATTCCAATGGTAGGAAATATTTTCAAGGCTTTGCCAGGAGCAATTTCGACGTTTGTGAGTGCAGCCGGAAAAGAACTTTCTTCACAATTAGGAAATGGGATTGGAAGTGGGTTCTCTGACTTTACTGCAAAGTTCAGCTCGATATTATCACCCCTACGAGGAAGTTTTCAAACTATTGTCTCAGGCTTAAAACCAGTTTTTGATAGTTTACTATCTTCAATTGGACCAATCAGTACTCAAATTATGGGAGTATTTAGCAAATTACCACAATTATTTTCTAATGTCATTTCTGCTGTAATGCCGGTTATTTCCACTTTAAGCGTTGCTTTCGGACAGCTACCATCGCTTTTTGAAGCAATATCAGTTGCCGTGCAACCGATGATTGACACTATCTCTTCTGGAATTTCAAGACTTGATTTTAGCGGAATTCAAGCTATTATATCTGCATTAGTACCTGCAATTACAAATGGCATTACTACAATGATGGGGATTATAGGACCATCAATAGATACTTTAGTAAATTCATTTGTAAAAATGTGGAATGCAATTCAGCCTTTAGCAACTGTTATTGCTGGTGCTTTAATGCCAGTTTTTCAAGTATTAGGGGCGTTTATTGGTGGTGTTTTGAAAGGAGCCATGCTTGCATTGGCAGGTACGTTTGACACAATTCGAGTTGTAGTTGGATTTTTGACGCCTATTATTTCTGCAGTAGTCAATGTATTTAAGGCTTTTGCACCAGTACTTGCAACTGTAGCTCAATGGGTAGGGACAGCAATAGGATTCTTTGCAAGTCTTGGTTCAGCAGGTACATCTTTAAAAGGATTAATAAGCAGCGCTTGGACTAATATGCGTTCAGTTATTTCAACAGTTGTTGGTGGGATCGGTTCCGTAATTAATACTGCAAAAGGTGTATTTAGTAGTTTTGGTTCAGCGGGCAATGCATTAAAAAATATCATATCAAGTGCATGGAATGGTATGCGTTCTGTTGTTTCTGCAGTTGGAGGTGCTATTAGTTCTACCGTAAACGGTATTCGTTCTTTCTTTAGCGGATTAGGCGGTGCTGGTAACTCTATGAAATCCGTTGTATCTGGCGCATTTAATGCAATGAAGGGCGCTATTTCTGGGGTGGCATCAGGCATATCGGGAATCATTAATGGAATCAAGAATACCTTTAACAGTCTTGGTAATATTGACCTGTTTGGAGCAGGTAAAGCAGTTATTGATGGTTTCGTTAATGGTCTAAAAAGTACATGGGAAGCCGGAAAGAAATTTGTTGGTGGAATTGCTGACTGGATTAAAGATCACAAAGGTCCTATATCATATGATAGAAAAATATTGATTCCAGCAGGACAAGCCATCATGGGTGGATTTAATGACAGCTTAATGGAAAACTTTAAAACAGTTCAAAAGAATGTCTCAGGGATGGCTGGAAAAATTCAGTTTGCAATTACTGATGGCATTGATACGAACCTATTAAAGGAAGAAACATGGGATTCGGCTTTGCGTGTTGGTACTAGTGCTAATATTGCAGCTGCACAAAATATTGTTGGAAACATTCCCCTTGATACCGCTGCACAAGCTCAAACGAAAACAGAGATACATGCTCCAATGACTGTTGTTGTTCGTGAAAATCCATCTGAACGTGAAATTGCACGACAACAACAATTACAATGGCAAAAAGCCGCTTATGACTTTTAGAAAGGAGAAATAATGATGACACTTCCAAATGTGGAAATTTCTTATAAAAATACGTTGGGAGTTGAATTAAAATTGGACCGCTTTGGCCCTTTTTATTTAACTAGCTATGAAGGTTTTGGTTCGCCAGAAAATGAAATTAGTTCTCAAAAGATTTTTGGAAAATCTGGACAGCGTAAAACTTCCAGTTCGCTGTCATATAGGGATATGACAGTAGGAATTGCAATTAAAGAAGGAACGTACGAGTCTTTGAAAGATAAAGAACATCAAGTGATGGCCATTATCAACCCGGGACTTGCAGGAACTTTATATATTCGTATTGCTGAAAATCTTTATAGTATTGATGTAGAACCATTAAAAGGTTATGAGGGAAGCAAGGATAGTAGCGCATCAACGTCTGAATCATCAATTCAATTTAGAGCATTGGAACCTGAATGGCGTGATGAAAACGTTCGAAATAAATCCATTCCCTTATCATCAAATGATAATAAATTGAAATTTCCATTATCAATTAAAACTGATTTTTCTTTTGCGACAATTGCTCCAGGGCAGATTGTAAAAATATTAAATAAAGGAGATTTTGAAGTTGGGTTTGAGCTTAATATTTTGTGTAATGCATTAGTAAAAAATCCAAGAATTTATAATGTAGTCACTCAAGAGTTTTTTGGGTGGACAGGAACTTTTGATGCAGGAACCACCGTTTTTCTTTCTACGGTTCATGGGGAAAAGAAATCATGGTATCAAGATGATACTGACCCGGAATCAACGAATGCTATGGGTATTCGTACACCTGGTTCTTCTTTTTTCGCATTAGATAATATTGAATCGAATAATTTAGTTGTTCAGGCAGATGAAGGACAAGAAAACATTCTTGCAACCATTTCATTTACACCTTTGATTATAGGAGTGTAAGAGTATGGATATTGAAGTATTTAAGCGAGTAGGAACTAGTGGTTTTAATTTTAAATCTGCTGGTATCTTAGATGTTTTTGAGTCATTAACAGTTAACTGGAGATACTATACTTATTCCCAGTTTTCACTAAAAATATTACTCGAAGATGTTCAAAAAATAATTTTTAATAATAGTGAGGAAATACAGCGGAGAAAAGATATTCTTTTTTCGCTTTTTATTTCAGATAATATTCTAAACATAAATAATGTTTATTTTTATATTGACAGAGTAGTTTGTGATGATTCAACAAAGGGTGAAGTTGTTATATCGGGTAAATCCTTACGTGCAAAATCTCTGAAGAGAATTGTTTATAGAATTTATCATCAGACCAAAAAGCCAGAACAAATTATCTATGATCATCTTAATAATGAAGTAGTTAACCCAAGCCAAGCAAGTAGAAAAATACAATACCTTTCAATAGCAACACCAGCTAATCTTTCGACTACTAACGTTGACTATCAAAACTCTTACGGAGTAGTGTCAGATGAAGTAGATAATCTTTGCTCAACTTATGATATAGGTATTAGAGAGTCAGCCACAAATTTACAGAATCCTCATAACAAACTAGAAATCATTAAAGGTAGAGATTTATCGAATATTGTTGAATTTAATGTTGATTTTGATAATTTACTTTCTGAAAGTTACGAATCATCAAACTTTGACGAAGCAACTATGGCTTGGGTTTTTGGTGAAGGAGATGGGAATGCCCGGCTTAATGTTAAATTAAATGATAATTTAGCAGGCTTAGAACGTGAAGAAATTTATGTTGATGCAAGAGATATACAAAAACAAACGCAAGATGGCAGTGGAAAAGATATTACTCTGACAGATGCACAGTACAAAGCAGCATTAACAAGTCGTGGGATTGAAAAACTTGCTGAGCAAGTGGAAGTGTTAACATTGAATGGAGATATTGATTTAGAAAGTAACCTATTTGTATATGGAAAAGACTACCAGATAGGTGATAGGGTACGGTTTACAAGTAAGTTGTTTAACTTAACAAAAACATCCGTTTTAGCAGGGATAGATGAAACTTGGGACAGTACAGGTCATCACATGTCACCACTCTGGGACAAAGAAAGTCCAACTGTGTTTGACATTATTAAAAGGAGAATAAAATGACACAATATAGTTTTCCGTGGAATGACGTAAACGGAGACCGTCTTTATGATGCAGAGGACTTCATGAGGTTTTTCTCAGCATTTTTAAAGAATGGTGTGGTGATGTCTTTCAAGGAGGGATTGAGAGTTCGTTCAACTCAAAATGGGATGAATATTCAGGTTGGAGCAGGTTCAGGAGTAATTGATGGGAACTCTTACCTTAATGATGAAACTATTGGGATACAAGTAAATGTCGCATCATCAATTCAAGATCGTGTAGATTCAGTTATTTTGAGAATGGATAAGAATGCAAGAGCGACTCAATTATTTTATAAACCAGGAGATACAACGGTTGCTCGTAATGACACAACATATGAATTGCAACTAGCAACGATTCATGTTAAAACAAATGCCACTCAAATTACAGATGCGGATATCACAGATATGCGTAGTGATTTTACGGTATGTGGGTGGTCGACTCCGTTTGATAATATCAATGTTGATGGAATTGTAGACCAATACAAGGAGATATTTGAACAAAAAGACTTGGAATTTCAAGCATGGTTTCAAAATCTAAAAAATCAATTAGATGATAACCAAGCCGCAAATTTACAAAATCAGATTGATAATCTAGGTAATGAGAAAGCTAATGATGATGAGGTTGTTCATAAAACAGGCGATGAAGATATTGCGGGCAAGAAAAATTTTACCGAAGATACAACAGTAAAAAACTTAAATATTACCGGAAGCATCAAAACTACAACAACAGCTAATGTTAATGTCGGAAACGGGATGAGCATTAGGCTAACAAAAAAAGGAAATTTTGTGGAGGTACGTTTTTATGGAACAATGACTACCGTCAAAAGTGGAAACGAGATGAGAGGAAGTGGTTCATCTTGGATTAGTCCTGACTTTAGACCAGAAGTTACAGCATCTTTAGTTGGTCACTTTGCAAGTAGTACCGACTCATTCCACATTGATATTGAACCAACTGGACGTGTGGTTTGGTGGGGGCCGGAAGTCACAGGAACTGTCGGAGCACCTCGAGGAACTGCTTTTTATTTTTTAAATTAGAAAGAGAAAAATTGGAGTATCAATTATTAGAAAGTAGGGGGTATGGATGCATTAGTACATGAAGGATGGCTTTTTTTCAAGCTTGTTATTGATAATTGGGCCGCTCTTCTTATAATTTCTGGTATTTTTGGTTGGATGTATCGAAAAATGACCAAGAAACAAGAGGAACAATTAAGAATACTTTTAGTAGTCATTAAACGTGTTGAGCTTGGAGAAGCAATTAACCATGATTATGGCTTACAAATTGTCAGTGGTATTTTTGATGAATATACAGCGTTAGGGGGCAATCACTATGCTCACGAAATTTACGAAAGATATAAGGTGGGAAAAGAAAATGATTTCAAATGACAAAGTTTATAACATTATCAAATGGGCTGTTTTAACAGCCTTACCAGCACTCAGTGTTTTTATCGGTGTAATTGGTAAAGCCTATGGTTGGGGTGGAACTGATTTAGCTATTATTACTTTGAATGCATTCACGGTATTCTTGGGAACATTAGCTGGAGTAAGTGCTGTCAAATATAATAATCAGCCAAATGATACGGAGGACAACAAATGAAAAAGTTAATTAAAAAAGCTGCCATTGGAATGGTAGCTTTCTTTGTTGTCGCAGCAAGTGGACCTGTATTTGCCGCAGTTGGTGATCAGGGGGTTGACTGGTCAAAATATAACGGAACTTATGGTAATTTTGGTTATGCTCATGATAAATTTGCTTTTAGCCAAATTGGAGGAACTTACGGTGGAACCTTTGTAGACCAAGCGACTTATTCAACGCAAGTTGCATCGGCAATTGCTC